GTAATGATTTTAATGTGTTAGGTGTGAAAATAAATGTAAAAGCAAAAAACAGACATACACCCCTAAAACACCCCTAGGCTATCTACCTATTTTATAAGAGCTGTGCTGTAATACAACCAACATGCAAAACAAATCCGAGGACACAAAAAAAAGAGAGACATTGGGCAGAGAAGCAGGGGAAATTGCGCGGGCGGACACTTTAAAGCACTGTAAAGCGATAGGCCTCACGCCTCGCAAGGTTTTGCGCCGGATTAAAGAGGGATTGGACGCAAAAGAGAATAAGATTTTTTACGACAAGGATCGTGGAAGGTGTGTCGTTGGGCCGGATCAGATAAATCATACAGCGCGGGCGAAAGCGGTTGACCAGGCAATAAGCGTTTTTGGGATAAATGCTCCTGAAAAAAGCAAGATAGAGTTTCCTGATGAAAACGGAAAGCCACAAAAAATAGGCGGGTTATTCACAGACATGGAGCGAGCCACAAGGCTTGTTTATCTTTTAACCCAGGCAGCTAAACGGAAGAATGCTGAATGCAAAACACAGCCGCAAAAATTGAAGAAATAAACTATCTAATCGGCGCAATGGACGACGATGAGAAGGCGGAATTAGATGAATTATTGTCGTCTGAGCTTCCCGCCTGGGTTCCATTACCGGGGCCACAGACAGTAGCCTATGAGTCTGAGGCGGATATTATTTATTACGGTGGCTCGGCAGGCGGTGGAAAATCAGACCTTCTTTTGGGGTTGGGGCTTACTAAACATAAACATTCAATAATTTATCGCAGACAATCGACACAGTTAATCGGTATACAATCACGCCTCCTCGATGAAATAATCAAATCTCGGAAGGGGTGGAATGGGCAAAATGACATTTTAACATTTCCTGATCGGAAAGTTGAATTTGGTTCATGTAATAATATTGGGGATGAGATTAAATATCAAGGAAGACCACATGATTTTATAGGGTTCGATGAAATAACTCACTTTCTTGAATCACAATTTCGGTTTCTAGTTGGTTGGCTCAGAACAACAATCCCTGGTCAGCGATGTCAAATAGTTTGCGCTGGTAACCCTCCGACAACTACAGATGGCCAGTGGGTTGTAACTTTTTGGGCTCCATGGCTTGATCCAAAACATCCAAACCCAGCACTGCCGGGGGAGTTGCGCTGGTTTACAACCATTGACGGCAAAGATGTTGAATGTAAAAACGGTGATCCAATAATTATTGGAGGCCGCTCTGTTAAGCCATTATCCCGAACGTTTATATCATCGAAAGTAACCGACAATCCATTTTTAATGCAAACAGGTTATGAGGCGACATTACAATCATTACCCGAGCCGCTAAGATCACAGATGCTTAACGGTGATTTTGCTGCGGGAATGGAAGATAGCGCGTGGCAGGTTATTCCTACGTCATGGGTTGATGCGGCAATGGAGCGCTGGACCCCAGAAGGCAAAAAAGGGAAAATGGATTCCGTTGGAGCCGATGTTGCTCGCGGTGGCCAAGATAAAACAACATGCGCAACTCGTTACGGGAATTGGTATGACCAAATAAAGTGTTGGCCGGGATCACAGACACCAGATGGGTCGACCGCGGCAGGATTAATATTTTCATGTGTTAAAGATCAGGCACCCGTGCATGTTGATGCGTTGGGTGTTGGCGGGGAAACTGTTGGGCACCTAGAAAGTGCCGGAATACAGACAATAGCTGTTAGTGGTTATGACACAAAAAACTGCGATATTGAGTATGATAAGGCTACTGGTAAATTAAGGTTTAGAAATTTACGGGCTAAAATATTTTGGCGCTTCCGTGAGTCCCTTGACCCTATTTCTGGGGATAACGTGGCGCTTCCTCCTGATCCTGAGTTAAAAGCAGATTTGTGTTGTGCAATGTGGAAGCTCACGCCAGGAGGAATATTGATCGAGCAAAAAGAAGATATTAAAAAAAGAATACACCGCTCCCCCGACAAGGGTGACGCTGTGTTATACTGTTCAATATCAACACCGAAACGGTCAATGTTGCAAAATAAAGAAACAGAAACTTCCAAAGAATGGTCACCATGGGATAATTTATAGGAGTAATATGATTAAACTTAAAAAAATAGACTGTTTTAACAACAATAAAAGTTCTTTGTGGGGCCAGATCGAAGATGTTTTTCGTCGGTCGGCGCCAAAGACAATAATTGTTGATGATGATATGATTGACCGGTTGTACAGCGCGGTTGTATTTGGCGATATTGATGTTTTATCGTTGACCGATGAAAATGGTTTGGCCGCTATTATTTTAACGATTATCAGAGAGGATTCTGTGTTGGGATCACGAGAGTTACTTATTTACGCCGGAGCTGCGTTCAGGAAACTATCATGGCAAGATTGGGCGCAATGTATAAACTGTGTGTCTAAATACGCGGCAGCGCATAAATGCAAAGAAATAACCGCACTGACGATGGTTCCTAAGGTTTACGATATGGCGGCACGTGTTGGCGGGAATATAAACACACGGTATATTTCTATACCGGTGGAGGGGAAATGATTAAATATTTATTGGATAGAAAAATAAGGCTCGGTTTTGTTGCATGTTTTGGCGGTGGTGGAGGGGGCGGGACGACAGTGGCCGCAACAACTCCTAGCGAAAGTGACGCCGAAGTGCAGGCCGCTAAAGAAAAAGAACGGACGTTGGCCCGTCTTAGGAAGGGCAGAAGTTCGACTATTCTTACGTCCGGAATGGGGGTGGTTGATAACAAAGTGGGCGGGAAAACTCTTTTAGGTGAATAATGGCAAGCCGTAACCAAAAACAAGTAATTAAAACACAGCCGGTCGATATTCAGCGTTATAACGAATCTCCGGTAAGCGCGACAAATCCCGTTGACGTTGATATTATTAATCCGGCAACGGGGGAAACGCCTGTATCAGTTGCAAATGGGTCTGATAAAACACAAGGGGCTACCTCTGATGCAATAGTTGCGGCGGGCGCAGTCGGGACTATATCAGCAAAGCTTCGCCGATTGACCAGTGATATTGGTGATTTATTAACTGCTATCACAGGGACAATTAAAACATATTCTTATTTTAGAACTGGCGCCTCAACTTTTCAAATTCCGGTGATGGATGCCAATACCCATGTGTTATTGGGGATTGATGTTGCCCACAGCAAAATCCATAGCGGTGATTCTTTTTACAGAAAAGACTGGCTGGATTTAACAAATGGTCAGGTTTACGATATTCTTTGCGTTACTCCCGATACCGCTCGATACGCCCATATAGTAGTAGAATTTGCATCAGAATTAGAGAGTAATATTAAAGTTTATGAAGGGGCTACGGCGTCTAATAATGGAACGGCTATAACGGTGTTTAATAGAAATAGGAATAGTGCAACAAACTCAACTACTTTATTGTACCATACTCCAACCGTGGCTGGCGGAGCAGAGGGTATGAATATAGCAAATTATAAAATTGGGTCAAGCCGAGCTGTTGGCGGTAATGAAGGTTCACGTTTAGAGATAATATTAAAAAGAAACACTAAATATTTAATAAGAATAACAAACGACACGGCAAACGCTAATTGGTTTGCATTTTTGGCAGATTGGTATGAGCACACAAATTTAACAGCGTAATAGGAGGTATTTGATGAAAAGGATATTTAGCGTAATATTAGTAATTTTATTGATTTATATTTCGGAAATAATTGCGTTTGCGTTAACGCCGGGATCATGCACTCAGTCGGCCAAAAATTACCAGAACTCCGGAATGAGAACAATCACTCTTGTGTGCAGTGGGTCTCCGGATGATGGGGCAATTCCAAATATAGCGATAAGCACGGCCAATACTGCTCTAATTACTGGTTACAGGCTTGAGCAGGTTGAGGCCTACCCAACTGTAGGGGGTACGGCTCCAGATGCAGCTGATGTATTTATTTTGACCGATACTGGGATTGATTTGCTTGGGTCGGTCGATGGAAGCACAACAGCGTATATGGGGTTAAATCTTATTCACGCTACCCTGACAAAGAGAGCCTATCCGGATATTTATCTGACTGGCTCAACGAGTCACGCACATTATTCACCGATGATTACAGGTGTGTTGACGTTGAAGGTGCTTAATCAGGCAACAGCTTCGGCAAATTACACAATAGTATTGACATTTCAGAAACAGACAGAAAATAATTAATAACGATTTATTAAGGAGGGCTTGAAATGAAAAGATTGACAGTTTTTACAGTAATATTCATGTTTTTGTTTTTGGTAGTTATGCCAGGGCAGGCGTTAAATACTGGCGATGAGCAAAACTTTTCCAAAAAGGTAACAGTAAAACTCGGCAGTCCGAGTGATTCAAAGGTTGCCGTGCAGGTGACGGGTGGTTCGTTAAATGTGGGTGCGGGAACACCGGGGACAACCGCCGGACAGAACGATGTTTATGTCACCGGAACTTTGGAGGTTGATGGAGCTGTTGATCTCGCCGCGTCTACTCTCAAATTAAGGGGCGTTACTTATACTCTTCCGGCGGCTGATGGAACAGCGAGTTATTACCTTCAGACGAATGGTTCTGGCACTCTTTCATGGGCAACGGCAACGGGAACGGGAAACACCCTTGATCAAGCTTACGACCAAGGCGGAGCGGGAGCGGGAGCGGTAATTACTGTTGATTCCGACGCTTTACAATTAAACGGTTCACATGCAACCAATGATACGTTTTTTGTTAACAAAACCACTGGTTCCGGTGATTCTATCCAAATCACCAATGCAGGCACAGGATATGACATCCATGGTACTTCCGGGACGTGGTTTGTCACTAAGGCAGGATTGGTCACCGGTTCGGCAGGAACTTTTTCAGGTGCGGTATCTGCCGGGTCGTTTGGGGTTACGGGAGTAACTACTATTGGAAATGGGACAAGCAGTGTTGCGGTTAATTCTTCTACTTGGGATGTTTCTACCGCCGGGGCATTTACCGGCGTGGCCTCTCTTGATTTGACTGGAGATATGACTTTCGCCACGACGAAGGGTATTAAATCTAGTACTACAACTGCGCAAACGGTGTTGTTCCAAGGATACGATGTTGATAATACTACATATCGTCCAGCAATGACTATAACCAATGGTGATACAATCGCTGTTGCAGTAGGCGACGGGCTTGAAACGGTAGCGATAAACTCAACAACCTGGGATGTGTCCACGGCTGGCGCGTTTACTGGCGTGGCTGATATTACTGGCACGGCAGGAGAAGCGTTAGGGATTACCTTGGCCTCTGATGGGGCTGCCGATGATCTGACAATTTCAGTAACCGGGGCAACGGATTCGAGCGTTATCCTTGCTTCGTCCGGGACGGGCGCTGATGCAATAAGTTTGCAGGCTAGTGCCGGGGGGATTGATGTAGATGCACCAGCTGCGCAGGATGTAAATATTGCCGGTGGACAGGTTGCCATTGTTAGCAAAGATGACGCGGCAAGTGCAATTAGTTTGACGGCAAACATCGGCGTTTCTGAAACAATCGTTATTACGAATACTCAAGGAACCGGAGAGTCTGCCATAACTTTAACTGCTACCGCTGGCGGCGTAAACGTTGATGCCGCCGCAGCCAAAGATTTGGATTTAGCTGGTGGCCAGGTGAAACTTGTCTCCAAAGATAACGCCGCGGGAGCTATTTCTTTTACCGCTAATATTGGGTCTTCGGAGACTATTACCACCACAAATACACAGGGAACAGCAGAAGGCGCTATTGCTCTTACTGCTACTGCCGGTGGAGTTGATATTGACGCGGCTGCTGCTAAAAACATTGATATTTCTGGTGGGCAGGTGCTTGTTAGTTCTAAAGATAACGCGGCTTCGGCCATTGCTTTAACCGCAAATGTTGGCACGAGCGAAACAATAGTAGTTACAAACACACAGGGTACCGATGCCGCAGCTATCGCATTAACCGCTACTGCCGGTGGAATCACGCAGACGGTAGCCGCTGGCAAAGCAATTACACTTAACGGCACTGTTAATATTAAAGTTGGTTCAAATATTGCGTCACCAGCAGGCGGGGAACTTACGTTAGGAGAAGGGCAGTATTTTTTAATCACCGGGACGAACAATATCACAAGTATTGCCGCTGCATCGTCTACCGCTGGCCGTGAAGTAACGTTAAGATTTGATAATGTTTTAACTTTTACAGATGGTGGTAATCTAAAGATTGCCGGAAACTTTGTTACGTCTGCGGATGATACTGTCACTTTGATTTGCGATGGCACAAATTGGTATGAAAAGGCACGTTCAGCTAATTAATGAGGTCTTGGAGCAATATTAACGATAACGGGGGCTTCAATGGCAGAGCAAGACCAAAAACTTATCACGCTCGTTACAAGCAGACAAAGCCAGCTTGAGAACGAAAAGAGCAATTTTAATGACCGGATGCAGGATGTCGCGGACTTCGTTTCCCCTCATAGAGACGATATTCGTGGCAACCTGATGAAGGGAGAGAAGAAGGGCTCTAAAATATTTGACGGCACTGCTGTGGGTGCCGCTGTCTTGGCAACAGACGGCATCCATGGCTATCATGTTTCCCCTGCCTTTGCTTGGTTTAAGTATGCAATGAATCGCAAGCAGGTTAATAACATCCCTGAAATCAGATCGTGGTTGGATGAAATTGAATTTAACATGTTTATGGTCCTGCTGCGGTCGAACTTCTATAATGAAATGTGGGGGTATATTTACGACGGCTTCACGTTAGGCACGGCGGCAATGTATCAGGAGGAAGACATTGCCCAGGGAAGGACTTGCTTTGAGGCTGTTCATCCGGGGGAAATATTCATTGCTGAAAATCGCTATGGCGAAGTTGATGTTTTGCACCGGAAACGTAAGAGATCGGCTAAGCAAATGGTGGAAATGTTTGGCGCGAAAAACGTACCAATTTTAGTGCAGGAGGCGTATAAAACAGCTCCATTCACCGAATTTGAAATCATTCATGCTGTATTTCCCCGGACTGAATATGATACACGGAAAGCAGACAGAAAGAACAAGCCTTTCGCATCTGTATGGCTGATGCCGGCGGGAAACCATATCTGTAAAATAGATGGATTTGACACATTTCCCTACCATGTCTGGCGGTATTTAAAAACAGGCAAAGAACCATATGGTGTTTCTCCGGCTATTTTGGCAATGGCGGATATTAGGGGAATTAATTTAATGTCAAAAACGCTCCTGGGCGCGGCTCAGTTGGCAGTTGATCCGGCCTATAATGTTCCATCTTACCTTTTAGGGAAAACGCAATTAAAGCCTCATGGGTTGAATTACATGCAAAATCCCAGTGACAGGATTACGCCTGTGAACGATGGCAGTAAATTCCCCATTGGGTTAGACCGGGAAGAGGCAAAGCAGAAATCAATAAAAGAACGCTTCCATGTTGATACATTTTTAATGCTTTCTCAGATGTCTGGTGGGCAGAAAACCGCCTATGAAGTTTCGGAAATGATGGCAGAGAAAGCGGCTATTTTAGGGGCGGAACTTGGAAGTTTTAATACTCAGTTGGATGGTATTCTTGACTCAGTTTATGACATTGAAATGAAGCAAAGCGTCCCACGGATGCCAAAGATGCCGGATATTTTATTGCAAATGGCGCAAGATGATCCGGGGTTAAGGTTTGACCCCGTTTACATGGGGCCGTTGGCACAGGCCCAGAGAGAAAGATTTAGTAAGGACGGAATCAGAAAGTTTTTTGCGGAGATAAGGCTATTGGTCGATCTTCAAATGTCCGTTGAAGGATCGGCGCCGATCATGGATAATTTTGATTTTGACGAAGCCGGAAGGATTTTAGGAGATTCAAACAATTTACCGGCTGCCATTCTTCGCCCCAAAGAAAAAGTGGTTAAGTTGCGCCAGGGGAGAGCACAGGCACAGCAGGAGGCCACACAGCAAGAGCAGGCAATGACCATGATGCAAGGGCTCAAAACTGCTTCTGAGGCCGACAGGAATATGGACGGAAAGTTATCTGAAGGAATAACACAGGCAATGGGTGGACAAAATGCGGCAGCTTAATGAAGAAACCATCACATTATTAAGAGCGGCTTTTTCAACAAGTGCTGGTAAAGAGGCTCTTTTATGGATCCTGAACGAGTGTGGCACATTCAACCAAATCCCAGTTGACGAAACTGCCGTGGCGCTTAAGAATTTCAGTCTCGGATTGCTTCAGGCGTTGGGCGGCGGCGGTATTTTAGAGGGAAGCGTAAAACAATTTGTTGATACTTTATCACGGCAGCCGGTGGAGAAGAAAGAAACTGATGGATAACCTTATTGCCCAAAAAGCAAAACTTTGAAGGAGGAATTTATAAATGAGTGAAAACGATGGCGGCGGAAACAATGCCGGAGGAAGCGGAGCAGTTGAATATCCTGGATGGATGTCAAGTTTACCGGACGCCCATAAAACCAATGCGTCATTTGCCCAATTTAAGGAAGCTCCTCAAGTTTGGGATAAGTTTGACTCACTGTTAAAGGCCGAAGGCAAATCTATTGCTATTCCTGACGAGAAATCGACTGATGAAGAAAGAGCGGCTTTCTATACAAAGTTAGGAAGGCCGGAAACACCTGACAAATATTCCATCACGAAGCCCGAAGGACTCCCGGAGATTTTCAAATACGATCCGGCTATTGAAGCCGCGTTCAAGAAACACTCTCACGATTCCGGAAAGTCTGACGCTCAAACCAAAGCAGATTGGGAGTGGTACTGGAACACAGCCAAAGAAGGGGCAATTCAGCAACAGAAAGCAGAAGCCCAAGCTAACGAAAAGGCCATTAACCAACTGAAAGACGAATGGAAGGGTGACACTTTCAAGGTAAATTCTGAGTTGGCGGCCAGGGCATTTAAAAAATTTTCTGGTGAAAATCCTGATGCGGCAAAATTTGTTGAAGAAACGAAGGTAGGAGGGGTCCCCTTGGGTAATCATCCTATTTTCCTGAAAGTGTTTGCTGCGGTTGGCCAGGCTATCGGAGATGATTCCAGTGGTGATGGTCGTGATGGTGGAACGGGGACTTTGTCTGACGAAGATAAAGCAAAGACGTTTTTCCCGAATACGAAATTTAAATAAGGAGGACATTAAATGTCTACTGTAACAAGTACCTATAGCCTTTTAGAACAGGCAAAAAGAATTGATGCTTCCGGCAATCAGGCACAGATTGCAGAAGTGCTCAATAGAAAGATGGGGCAGATACTTATGGATGCCCCGTGGTTGCCGTCCAATGATATTTGGACGAATAAAACTACCCGGCGGGCCTCGTTGCCTACCGGGACCAGGAGAAAGCTGAATCAGCGAATTAGTGCTTCAGTGTCCCGCACTACCGAAGTCAACGACGTAATCGAAAACATCGAAGACTGGTGTGAGCCCGATGCTCTTTTGGTCGATTCCATGCCTTCTCCGGCAATGTTCCGGAAAGGTGAAGTTGACGCCTTTATAGAAGGGCTCGGGCAAACTGCCGTAGGAGATATTATTTATGGCGATAATGGCGCCGACCCTGATTGTATGCAGGGGATTGAAGCGCGTCTCGGTACACTGGATAGTCGTTTTGTCATTGGGGCCGGTGGGACAGGCAGTGATTTGACAAGTATTCTCGGCGTTACCTGGGGGCAGGCAAGCGCTTATCTGATTTACCCTAAGAACATGGCCTCTAATCTTGGCGTTCTCCATGAGGATGAGGGAAGAGTGACCAGCGAGACCTCCGCCGGTAAGATGGTTGTTTACCGTGATCATTTTGCTATCCGGTTGGGCATGGTTGTTCGTGATCCTAGGGCGATTATTCGTTATGCGAATATCGAAAGTGCAGGCGCTGATAATACTTTCAACGAAGACGACCTGATCAAGTTAACAAATGCCTGGAATAAAGGTCCGGGGTCTCGGCTGTATGTAAACGATACTATTTTGTCTCAGATGCAGATCCGGGCAAAAGACAAGAGTAATATCTATTACACACCCGGCGGGAATGCGTTGTCTGGCGAACCGCCCCTGTATTTTAACGGCATCCCGATTAGAGAAATTTCCCGGGAAATCCTACTGAACACCGAGGATGCTATTTCCTAAGCATCCATCTTATGAAAGGAGAAAAACCAAAATGAGAGATGATCAATTAATTTTTAGTGACGCCCAAATAATCGTTGCCAACGCTACAACCGTGGTTTCCACAAACGTAGTCGATATCGGGATTATGTACGATCATAAAGGGGTTGCCCTTTTGTCCCATGGCCCGGAAAACGGCAACGACAGGCTTATTATAACCTGTGAAGTGACTCCGACCGCCGGAACAGCGCTTTATCTGGAATTAACAGACTGCGCGACCTTTGACGGGACATACAAACCGACCGGTATCGGCATAGATTCAGCGAATGCGATTCCAATTGCCACGCTGGTTCCCGGATATGAACTCCTGAATGTTCCTCTGCCAAGAGGTCTGCGGGAGTTTTTACAGATCCTCTATACCACTACCGGCAACTGGACCGGCTCAGTTGGTGCATTCAGCGCCTATATTGCAACCGGTGTGACAACCAAAAACCAAACTCCTTTGAGAGTTTAACCAAGTGTGCCGGGGGCGGGGAAACTCGCTCCCGGTTTTGGAGGGAATATGCAATTTATCGTGGTTAATGATTTTAAATTCGGTGGTGTGATCCGGAAGTCAGGAAGTGTTTTAACTGTCCAGAAAAAGGATGTTCAGTCTGAGATAACGAAGGGCAAAAAGCAGATAAAACAGGCGGACGGGACTTTTAAAGACGGTAATTGGCTTTCAGGTCTTTTAAACCATTGTACGCCGGATGATGATGAAGCCGAACTTCTGATATTTGGTGAAGTTAAGGAAGCCGAAGAAGTGTCCGAAGATGACAGAATTGCGGAAATTTATGCCGAAATGGACAAACTTGGAGCGGCGTATGATCGCCGGTGGAAACTTGCCCGGTTAGAGAACGAACTGGTGAAGGCAAAAAAACTTAACGGGGTGTAATAATGGGTGAAGTACAGATTTGTAATCTTGCCCTAATGAAAGTGGGCAATCTGTCTATAACCTCGCTTGAAGACGCCACTAAAGAGGGTAGAGCGTGTAAACTTCTCTATCCCTTGGTAAGAGACGAACTCATGGCTTCTCACCCGTGGAACTTTGCCATGTCTCGGGCGGATATAGGAGCTGCGTTATTGGCCACACCTGCATTCCAATGGGACTATGCCTATACGGTTCCCGGTGATTGCCTGCGAGTTTGGGAGTTTTACGGTTCCACCGCCGAGTGGGTTGTGGAAAACGGGACATTCCTGACAAACGAATCCGAAGAAATCTATATTCGATACATCAAACTCATTACCGATTCGTCAAAGTTTAGCCCTTCTTTTATTTCCTGTTTGGCCACAAAGTTGGCAGCGGAGTTGGATGGCAAATTGTCTGACGGTAAAAAGAGGGCTTCCTTTCTTCAGGAACTTTACAGCAGGCTTCTTCCGGATGCGTATTCTCTCAACGCTGTTGAAGGCAATCCCCCAATCCATACAGATATGCAATCTCTGGATAAGGGCAATTTTAGTTGGCAAACTGAGGGGCGCTAATGGCCGGGTTGCAGTTTATAAAAACAAATTTTACATCTGGGGAATGGTCAAGTAAGCTTGAAGGGCGCGTTGATTTGGCGAAATATCCAAACGCTCAATACCGGATGGAAAACTTTCTCATTGACCCTCGCGGCCCGGCAATTTTCCGCCCGGGATTCAGATATATTGCCGGTACAAAAACAAATGCAACAGTATCTCGTTTAATCCCTTTTGAGTTTTCAACAACTCAAGCCTATGTCCTTGAGTTTGGAGATTATTACATTCGGTTCTATCGTAACCAAGCACAGATAACCAGTGGAGGTGTTGCTTATGAAATTTCCTCCCCATACGCCGCAGCTGATCTTGCCGGTATAAAATATTGTCAATCCGCCGATGTTTTATATTTATTTCATTCATCTTATCCGATCCAGAAGCTATCCCGTACTGGCCATACTGCGTGGGTATTGTCGCAGATTGTTTTTCGTTCTCCCGCCGTTAAAGAGGGGGTAATAAAACCAGTTGCCACACTAACCTTATCTGCATTAACTGGTTCCGGAATAACATTCACGTCAAGCGCTGGGGTATTCCAAAGTGGCGATACCCACAGGATCATAACATCCGGGGTTGGCCGGGCTTCAATCGTTGGTTTTACATCATCCACTGTAGTCACATGCGATATTATGGATGATTTTACGTCACTTGGTCCCATTGCATCACAGTCTTGGAGTCTTTTAGGTAGCCCCAGTAGTGCAATAACTCCGTCTATAAAAGAGCCGGTAGGGGCAATATGTACATTAACTTCAACAGCTTCTGCTGAAATATTTTCAAATCTTCTTACAACCGATGCGGATGATAATTGGATTGCGTCAGCACACGGGACAAATGAATATTACCTGGTGAACACATCAACTGTTTATACCGCAGTAATGCCAGATGCTGTTTATGAAAATAATGCTGCTATGCTTAAGGGGTTAGTTTCTTCTCTTGGTTTATTCCAATGGGGATGGGGAGACAATGACACCCTTGGTTATAATACAATTTATGTTCGCCTTCTGGATGAGACTGACCCAGATACAAAGAGCCCCGTTGGGTCTCCTGATTCTGACTATTTAAAGTGGGCAGACGTAACCGCTGCCGGAGAAGTTTTTAGAAGTACTGATGTTGGAAAATATATCCGGATTCACTCTGGGTTTATAAAAATAACCACATACACATCGGCTATAATAGTTAAGGGAGAAATAATAAAGGAACTTGATTATATTACCGAAACTACAGCGTGGACTTTAGAGGAAGACGTCTGGAATTCCACAAACGGTTACCCTTCCTGCGGTACGTTCTTTGAAGAAAGGTTCTGTGTGGCCGGTTCTCTCGCCTATCCCGAAACAATCTGGGGTTCCGTGGTCGGTGATTATGAAAACTTTACCCCTGGCGTTGATGATGCTGATTCTTTTGAATTTACATTGGCTGGCCGACAGGTGAACGTGATCCAGTGGATTGAGCCAAGAGAATACCTAATCATCGGAACTACCGGCGCTGAATGGCGTTTAGGGCCAGAAGACACCGGGGCCGCGCTAACTCCTCTCAATGTTGTGGCGAAACAGCAAACACCGTTTGGAAGTTATAATATGCCTCCGGAAACAGTTGGGACGGCCACTTTATTTTTACAACGTGCCGGTAAAAAAATAAGAGAGTTCACTTATCAATGGGAATCTGACGGATATGTGGCGCCGGATTTAACTATTTTGGCGGAACATATTACTGCTGCCGGCATAAAAGGAATGGCTTATCAGCAAGAGCCGTTTTCCACTATATGGGCGTATGACAACGTTGGCGCACTTTTGGCGCTTACCTATTTGAGGGACCAAGATGTTATTGGATGGTGCCAATATCCAATAGGAACGGCAGAAGTTGAAAGTCTTTGTTGTATTCCCGGTGATGGCTACGATGAATTATGGGCAATAATCAAACGCACTGTTAATGGTTCGACTGTACGTTACGTTGAAATGATGGAAGAGGTTTGTGATGATACGGAAGATGAATATATTGTAAATAAGGGTTTAAATGCGTTCTTTGTAGATTCCGGAATAACCTATGCAGGAGCGGCCACCGCAACAATAACTGGGCTTGATCATTTAGAAGGAGAAACAGTTTCTGTTCTGGCGGCTGGAGGGGTTCAGTCAAATAAGATTGTCTCTGGCGGCCAAATTACGTTAAATACTGCCGCCACTCCGGTACATGTTGGGCTGCCATATACTGGACTTTTGCAGACAATGCGGCTGGATATTACGTTAAGAGACGGTACGGCGCAAGGGCGGCTTAAAAACATCCACGAGATAATTATGCGTGTTTATCGTTCTGGAGCATTTAAGGTAGGTCGGGACGAAAGCAATTTGGATGTTGTAATTGACAGAGAGAAAGTTATTACGCTAGGCGCTCCGTATGATTTATTTACAGGGGACTTGCCGATAGGATATGACAGCGATTGGGAAAGTGACGCCCGCGTAATGATTATCCAAGACAAACCGATGCCGCTTACTGTTATAGCGATAATGGCGGAGGTCAGCATAAAGTGATAGTCATTGAACGCACAACCGATGCTGAATATATTAAATCGTGCGTAACTCACCCTAAAATATGGGAACACAGCACTGATGATGGTGGACTAAAGCGGGATGAATACACTCCGATAATTGCTGATGCTGTTTATTGGTTAAAGCCAATCGAAAATAATATTTCTTATGGGGTATTTTTTCTTCATCCCCACAACTTTATTTGTTTTGAAGCCCATACCTGTCTGCTTCCTGATATATGGGGGCGATCTGTTGAATGTGGGCTTTCCGGGATAGAATGGATGTTTAGCAATACTTCCTGCCAACGTATTATTACCAGTGTCCCGAGTTATAACAAATTGGCCCTAAGATTCGCGGAAAAATGTGGTTTTAAGCAATATGGGGTGAACCCTCAAAGTTATTTAAAAAACGGAAAGTTACATGACCTTATCATGTTGGGGATAAGCAGGGGGGGGACGCAATGCCAGCAGCAGTAGTTTATGTGATAGCGGCTGCCGCGGTAGTTAGCGCGGCAGGGGCCATTTATTCAGGCGAACAAAGTAGAAAGGCGTCCAGCCAAAATGCTGATATTCAAGAGCAGGCGGCGGCCAATGCCGAAGCCAAAGCAAAGTATGATGAAGACCGGCACCGGCAGAGTGTGGAGAAACTTCTTAGCGCTCAACGCGCTCTTTATGGGAAATCCGGGTTAGATATGAGCGGATCGCCTCTATTGGTCATGGAAGATACAGCCGCACAGGGGGAGCTTGACGCTCTCGCTATTCGGTATGGTGGCGATGTTTCCGCAGCACAGAGCAGAAGCGCGGCCAATCTTTCCCGGATGCAGGCAAGCTCTTATCAAACATCAAGTTATTTTCAAGCAGGGAGTTCGTTATTAACCGGAGCGGCGGCGTACGGGAAAGCATCGGCGGTCACAACAAAAACACCATAGGGGGTTAATTTGCCAAAGATACCAGCTTATACCAGACAATATTCGATCACAAGCGAGCCCACCGGAGCATTACAGAACGTGGGCAGTGCGGGGATGGTGGGCGATGCTATATCCGGGTTAAGTAACTCAATAGGGAATGTTGCTGACGTTCTTGTGCAGCGGGATACTGAACTTAAAAAACAGAAGCAAGATAGCATTTTAATCGAAAAAGGTTCGCAGATAACTGACGACATTTTAAATTTTGAAATGTCCTATGAAAAGGAAAATAAGGGTATCAACGCCGCAGGTAGTCAAGAAAAAGTTGCAAAATATACATCTACTTTATTTGATAAATACAGAGTTGAGGATGACGAAGTTGTCAATAATAAATTAAAGCAGCATATAGCTGCGCATGATCAGGGACTTAAGACAAAACTGGCCGGGTTCGAGGCCAGCGAATTAAAGAATTATGCCACTGATGTTAGGGTGCTGGATTTTGAAACATCAAAGAAAATGGCCCAGACCGGTGACGTTTCAACGGCTGTCGTTAATTATAAAAAGACTCTGGAAACCCAGAAAAATAATTATTCACTTTCTCCCGAAGATTACCAAATTGAACTTAAAAAAGGCGTTAGCGGGATTTATGAAAGTTATATCAATGAATTGATTATAAAAGACCCAGTAAGCGCGGGGAAAGTGTTTGAAGTGGCCAAACCTGAACTTCTTACCGACACCCAAGAGCGCCTTGAAAAAGTGCTAACTCCCGCTGTTACAATGCGCCAGGGGAGTGATGTGGGAACCGAAGTTTTTAAAACCGATACTTCCGGAAAACTTGAAATAATGACTGATGCTGTAAGAGCGAAAAAACTTGCCCCGGAAGCGGAAAAGTTCGCCATAAATCAAGTCAAGGAACTTTATAATGAGCGGAAAATCGATACCGAAAACGCAAATAAAGCAGTTTTTGACGATGCTTACGCCATTTTGACAAAAAAGTCTTTGGAAGGTGACGGGAGATTAAACAGTATTAACGATATTCCACAAACTACATGGGCGAAAATGATGTCTGTTGACCCTAAAACCACGATGCAAATTCAGAACCATATCAGCACCGAACAACGCCAGCAGGCGAATATTAACAAAGCGGAAGTCCGGGAAGCGAAAAAAGAACAAAGACTACAACAGGCAGAGAATGAGAGTTCAATATTAATCGCCGATGACTTTGCAACCAGGGATTTAAAAAAGGAGTTGGCAACCGGGAAAATTAATTCAACTCAATATATTAAATTATTAACTGCTCAGCAGAAACTTGACCCGGTTAAACGTGATTCTGTAAAACAGGCATTATCAAAAATAAATACCGGAACTTCTTTGAAGAAAGCATTGAACGGTGGTGATGCAAACGATCTGGCTATCTGGAAAAATAAGTATTCTGATTTGGTAAAGGCTTTCGCTTACAAAAACGCCGATGATCCGAATTTTGATAATAAATTAAGTGAATTTGTCGAGAAGCGTGTTCTTTCTGATATGGTGACCAGTTGGTTTGCTGGTGATGAGGCTGACCGTATTGCGAAGTTTAACGCGGCAAAGGCGGAGTCTGGAGAATTGCCGCAGAAAAGGAAGACAGATAAAAAACCGATTACCAAAGAAGAAGCCATTGCCGAATTAAAGCGTAGGGGTAAAATGTAATGCCCGATTTAAGCAATTACACAGACGATGAATTGATGCAGTCCGCAGGTGTGGCGCCTGCCGTTTCTTCTATGTCTGACGATGATCTTCTTAAGATAGCAAATCAGCCGGATAAGGCGGACCTACCACCTTCTACTCCTTTAATCTACAGAAACGATCTTGATGTTAATGCAAAAAGCATACGTGATTTTGCAGGCCCAGACTTGGAAAAGAAGTTCTGGAATGCTGCCTCTATCGCGGCTACTTATGATATTCCGGAAAGCGCAGCTCTCGACCTTCACGATTCTTTTGTGAATAAAATTGGTGAAGCTAATTTGTGGGATAAAGCAGTGGGGTCATTTAAGGCTGGATGGGGCGATATGTACTCTTCCATCGGCGGAATAATGAAACGTAAGGGCGTTGCCCCTGAATGGGCCGATAATTATGTTGATTTCGGCGAACGATTAAAAAGGGCATATATCCCGGCCACTGACCAGAGCGAGTTTACCTGGCGCAAAATGAAAGACCCGGAATGGTACGCAACAACTATTATGCGTTCTGTTCCTTTTACTTTATCTCTTGTCCCCGCTGCCGTTGTCGGGGCTTACGGTGGGGCTGCGGTCGCAGGAGTTGCTGGGTTGGGCGCATTTGGAACCACGGTATTGGGTGCAATTGGAGGGGCGGTATTGTCTCGCCCGGTAGAAGCATCTTTTGAGGCGCAAGGGGCGTTTGAAGAAGCTAAGCAAAAAGGTTTTGACGATATTGAAGCCGAAGGTACTGCCGGAAAAGTTTTTTGGGATAATATGAAGTTAGTTGGACTGGACGCGGCAGAATTTGCAACTGCATTCTTGCCAATGGGTAAAATTGCCGGTTCAACGGTAAAGAGAGCAATAGGGAAACGTGTTCTTGCGGCTACAGGGAAACTGGGCGCGGTTGGTGCAATGGAGATGGGAGAAGAACGCTATCAGGAAGCAGCGGTTATGAACGCTACCGGGCAAGACACTTCCTTTTTTGATTTTAGCGATCCAAGATTAAACGAAGCCGGTGCAGCGGGTGCTGTTTTTGGTGTTGGCCTAGGTGGGGCCGGTAGTGTCTGGACAGCTCTGCATGGGAAAGTTACCGAAACAATGACCGGGAAACCAAAGTTTGTGTATGATAAAGCAAAAGAAGCCGCTATTGCCCAGGGAGTAGAAGGAACGGCGGCGGAAGTGCAGGCGCTGGATGCCGTGGCAAGCACACCGGAAGGGAAAGCGCACATTGAAAGCGTTGTGTCTGACTTAAAAGACCTTGCCGAAGGACGACCGGCAAAAGAAAAGGCGTTAAAAACAGAGGGAGACAACCTGCCTTTTATCTTCGGAGTCAACGAGGATGCCAACGGAGAGGTTTCAACTTTTACCATGGCCGATCCTGTCAGTGGCCAGACGTTTGACGTACCTGCCCTGAAGACAGAAGAAAAAGACAAAATTAGCATGAAACCGGACATGGCTGCAGTAAATGTGAAACTTAAAGAAATCAGACAAGCGGACGAAATTGACACGCAGATTGACCAACTTATCAAAGGCGAAGAGGATATTGACGCGGCATCCGGACGGATGTTCGGGGAAACCGAGCAAGTTGAAGATGTGCCGGACTTTGAGGACGAAGCAGCCCCGCAGACCATCATTGACCGTGTAAAAACAATAAATGATTCCATGGGCGAAAAAGGAAGTGTCGATTTGTCCCCGCTGGTTGACCTTGGCCGGTCGATCTGGGCGGAGGGACACCAAACCATTGAGGCATTTACTGCGAGGGCAAAGGAGCTTCTTGGAGACGTTTGGAATAAGGTTCAGTATCATATTCAGGCAGCGTGGAACGTCTTGAATAATGAGCGCGGTTCTGTTAATATCGGAGGCGTGACAGAAAAACCGGGGACGGCCAACACACCACCTGAGACAACCCCGAAGGCCGTGGGTGGAGTTGAAGTATATCACGGAACGCCTCACGAGTTTGATAAATTTTCGATGCAGGCAATAGGAACTGGTGAAGGTGGTCAATCTTTTGGGTGGGGATTATATTTCTCAGACTCAAAAGATATAGCGAATCATTACGCCAAACGATTAAACAAAGAAAATGTATCTTTTTTAGGCGAAATTCCAGCAGATGCCAAAGATGGATTTCATAACCTTGAATGGTTTATTGGAAGGACAAAACAACATCCTAACTCGCCAGCGATTAACAATGCACAAGATATTAAAGATTTTCTTAAAGAAAATAAAGAAAACCTTAACATAAAAAGAAACAAAGATGCAAAATTAGATGATATACTTCAAAGTATAGAGTATCTCATAAATAAATATCCCGATAAAATAATATTCCCGAATTTCAAAAATTTAAAAGTACGCCTAAATACATCCCAAGACAAACTTCTTGATTTCGATGAACCACTTACAAATGACATACTTAATCGCGTAATTGAAAAAGCAAGCGAGCGTGGCATAAAATTAAATAAACCCGATTTCATGATTAGAAAAAATGATGACGAATTAACAACTACTAATCAAATAGGGGCGAATGGTGATGTTTTATACAAGGTGATTAAAGATGAACTTGGCTATAATTTATTTGATTCTGATAAAAAAGCATCATTGTTTTTGAAAGACCTTGGTTTTGATGGAATCAAATATAAAAGCAGCGAATTGTTTGGTGGAAAAAGAAGTAAAACAATAAATAATTATGTAATTTTCAATGAAGATATAATTGATTTACTCCCTAACCCAACTCGCCCCCCGGAGGTTGGGGGGCAGACGCTGTATTCCGGCGTTGACCCTACTCAAATCATACCTGTTTTAAAATCACTAAAAAATAATATTCAAGAAGCTATGCCGCACCTTGAGGCTTTGGGACTGAAGGCTTACGAGTCAGGCAAAAACACGTTTGAGGCGTGGTCTGGCCAGATGAAGTCTTACCTTGGCGACCTCTGGGAATCCTTCAAAGATGTAATGGCTCAGGTCTGGGAGTCCGTCAAGTCCTTCAATGAGCAGTTGGGGGAGCGGGGAAGCTTTTCAACAAAAAAGACAATCAGGGAATCAACGGGGCAAGTAAAACCAACAGATAAAAAAGTTTCCGAATATGACGCATTAACAGGAAAACTTAAAAGAGAATCGGTTGTTGCAAAAAAGGCAGATCAAAAACTAAATTCGGAATTAAAGGAAGCTTTTAAGGAAGCCGCTCAGGATGCCCGCGAAGCGTTTAAGGCAGGAAAAGAGGAGGAGCTGGCAAAAGCAAAAGACCGGATGAATAAACTTTACCGGCGGCAGGAATCAATCCGGAATGTCCGGGAGTATTTTAATTTCACTGATTCAGATATGAGTAAAGTTTCCCGGAAAAATCCTTTATTTATGAGTGATTTTGAGTTTCACGAATATCTCGGAAACGTCAGAACAAAGGCAATGGAACTGGCCGATAACCAGCAAGCAAAAGCTGAATTAATGAAACTGATCGAAGATCGACGTTTGCAGAAGGTGGACAATTACCGGAAAGCAATGCAACTGCCTTCAATTAACGACATGACCACGGAGCAGCTTCGGGAGTTTGCAAAACTGCTTGAGCCTTTTCAGGATGATGACGTTTTCCTGACTCAGAGGGAACTTGAGACGGTTGACCGGACTGATGCTTTAAAGGGTGCTCGGACGTGGAGAGAAGCCAGAGAGTCCATGGTTAAGGAAATTCAAACCCGGCGCCCAGAAGTCGAGCTGAAAGATTTGGCAGGCGTTAAGGTGGCATGGAACGCAAGTTGGAAATGGGATTCTGTATTGAGAGAGCAAGACCCATTCTTTGAGCTTTTGGTTCACGATATGACGACGGCGCAATTATCTGCAGATATGAAGATTCAGGATGTCGAAACGCAGGTCTTTGATCTGGCGAAGAAAGCAGATAAAAGCAGGGTTCGTACTGTTTCAGAGAAACTCATCCCGCAGGATAAACAGATTTTTCAATGGTTGGAAGCGCCAGCGGAAGAAAAGAATGCTATTGCCCAGCAAATGACACCCGAACAATTAAATTACGCAGATTTTATGATCAATTATTTTGCTGATGCTCTTGATTACCTCATGTCAATTAAAGCGGTTGAGAAGGGCAGAGAAAACTACATTACCCATGTTCGCAAGTCTTTTATGGAAAACGCCAGAAATAAGGGAATCGTAAAGGCCACATCTGAAATATTCACCCAAATGGAAGAAGACCAAATGACCTTTAATATTCTGGATGATGATACCGGCAATATTTTGCCTTTGGAAAAGTTCTTTCAGTTTCAAATGCACAGAAACGGTGGGATTGATCCGACGACAAACGTGACGCGGGCCTTTAGGACTTATGTGCGGACCTTTGAAAGAAAAAAAATGTATGATGCGATTATTCCGAAACTGGATATTTATACGCAATCCTTGACTCCGACATTTTACACTCCGCGTGGGCTGGAAATTGATGCTTCTCTGAAAAAGTTCGTCAATACCTACATCAATAACAAAAAGGGCCGGCATATATCTTTCAACTCCGTTATTCGGCAGGGTGGTCCGGTAGACGTAATGTTGAGAGCGGCAAAGACTTTTACATCAATGCTTGATCTGGGGTTTTTTGTTCCGGCGCAGGCCATAAATTTCATGGGTGAACAGTTAACTACCTTTGTGCCTTTGGGGTTTACTGACTACGCCAAATCAATCGTTTTACTAAGGACAGACAAAGGAAAGCGTATTGCTAAAAAGTATGAGGCTTTTACCGGTCGCTCTTTGTGGGAAAATTTTTCCGCTCCCGAAAAGCAAATAAACGAAAGAATCATGGCTGGCATGTTTGGATTTTTCCATATTTCGACAGTGGCAGCAAATAAACAGTTTCTTTTAGCGTCAATGACTGAGCAAGAATGGAATAACGAAGAACTATCAACGGAAAGACTTGCTGAAATAAAATTAGAAATGGGACGTTTTCGGTCTGTCCCCGGGGACGAATCAATTATTGGAAGCACATCTTTAGGGAAAAGTGTTGCTCAATATAAAACATGGGCTGTTTCTCCAACAAGAACATTAATAACCGATCTAGAGACTATGGCAAAAACTCTTTCCCAAAAGAAATATGGTGAAGCGTTTACTGCGAAGGAAGCACGGGAAGTTTACCGGATTATTGGCACGACTGCAAGCATGGTTATGGTCGTTGCCCTTGCCGGGGCGGAAGACGATGACAATTCGGTAATTGGTAAAATGAAAAAAAGAGCAATCAGAGAAGTGTTTTCGCTAACCGCGGGAATGGATCCTGCTTTTTGGTTATCATGGAGAACGGCAAGTTATCTAAAGCAATTAGGAACTGCGTTAAAGAACCTGTTATTTTTGGAAACTTACAAAACAAAAGAAGGGCTAAAGGGAGTCGGCCAACTCAAAAAGGCGGTTATCCCAGGTGCAATAAGAAACATTATTCCAGAAGAGGAGAAATAAAATGAAGCGAATATTTTTAGCAATTTTAATTTTGGTTATGTCGGCGGTCCCATCGTTTAGCACTGTCACGACAGAAACCACGAGGGTAGCGTACACCTGCAACGGAACATCAACAACTTACGCTTATACATTCCCCGTTCTCGAAGACGCCGATCTTTTAGTCATAAAGACGCTTACGGCTACCGGTGCGGAATCAATGCTGGCGCTGACTACTGACTACACAGTTACCGGTTCTGGTGGGACGTCGGGGAATGTTGTTTTAACGGCAGGTAGTAAGTGCGCGTCCGGATACACTCTGACGATCATGCGTAATATGGAAGTTACCCAGGAAACCGATTATATTGACGGGGAGTCATTCAGTGCTGAATCACTGGAAGATGCTCTTGATAAATCCGCGATGATTCAACAGCAAATAAAAGAAGAGCTTGGGCGGGTTCCTAAACTTCCGAAAACGTCAACAATTACAAGTATTGCTCTGCCGACTCCTTCGGCAAATTCATATATTGGTTGGAATGCTGGAGCCACCGGATTATCAAATATATCCGGCCCTGTAGTCACCACGGCAACACAGTACGAAGTTGATGCGCTTGTTTCTTATGGTGGCGGTACTTCTTACACTTCCGCCACAATTAATACTGCTCTTACTGCAATAGGAACAGACAAAGCAACTCTTTTGCTTCGTCCTGGGGCATGGGCGATTACTGCCGCAGTAGTCTTCCCTGATAATGTCGACGTGGAGATGCCAACAGGAGCTATTCTTACAATCGCTACTGGAATAACCGTAACTATTAACGGGTCGTTTGACGCTGATCTATCGCAGCATTTTGTATGCGTCGGAACTGGAAAAGTGGCAGGTCTTAAAGAGTCATATCCTGACTGGTTTGCTGATACACAAAAAGCGATGGATTCTATTACTGCCGGAGGCGTATTATCTCTTTCTGGAACAACGACACTAACCTCTACATTAACTGTTGCAAACAGTAATACAACCATAAGGGGAAATGGAGATTCTTCTATACTTATCGGCGCAGCGGGTGTTACTCCCTTAATTACAATAACCGGAGAGCGAACCGTACTGGAGAAATTTCAGTTACAGGGTATTGCCACCGACGAAACCGCTCCTACTAAGTGGGGGGTGGCAGTTAACGCGGATAATGTAATCATTAGAGACATGCTAATATCAGGCCCTGTGGCGGGCAGTGGTTTTAATATAGGGATAGTTGTTGGGTCAGGTCAAGCAGGCGTGGAAATCCTTAATAATAGGATAGAAAGAATAAAGGGAACTAATTCAGGTTATGGGTATGCTGTACTTTTAATTAAGAACCTAAATTGTATCGTCTCCGGCAATAAAATAGTGGGGACATCTACTAATTTACGCCACCATGTCTATCTATCACAGGGGTGCGAGAAATGTATTGTATCAAATAATCATCTCACTGGTGGAACGCAGTCAGCGATTTCTATTTATTCTACAACAGCACAGGCCCCCAATCAATACAACATTATATCAGGTAATCTAATTAGTGATTTAACGGCAACCGTTGGGGCAGGTATAGACTTAACAGGTTGGTCGCCTAATAATTTAGTGAGTGGAAATTTCATTTATGGAACAACGGCGAGCCATGGTATCTTAGTATGGAACACAGAGCATGATGCTACTAAAAACCCTTCATACAATCAAATTGAGGGGAATAAAATATATTGGGTGGGTTTGTCAGGGATATGTGTTATTGGTAGTTCGTATAATTTGATTTCTGGCAATCACATACTTGAAGCAAATCATACTCTTCCATCTGTAAGTTCCGCTATAGATATCGCTATGGATGGAGTTATATCCTCTAGTTATACAACAATTACTGGTAATCATTGCAGTGGAACTAATCAGTATGCCTCTCTGAATATTGAATCCGGCTGCACGAATACTAACGCGACGGGCAATTATTTCAGAGCTGGCACATTTACTTATGCAGTAAAAGGTTCATCTACTGCTACAAATAGTATTATTAAAAACAACCTAGGATTTATAACCGAAAACTCTGGCTCGACTGCTGCGGCTGCAACCGGAATGGTTATAAATCATGGACTATCCATAGTTCCCACATCAGTAACTATCACTCCAGTAGGTCTTACGGCAGGTGATATTTTTGTTAGTGGGGTTGATGCCACATCATTTATAATAAACTTTACAAGTGGGGGTAATAGGACATTCTATTGGACAGCGTCAAAACAGACCCCTTAACTGTTGATGGTGATATTAAGGACTGAATTAATGGCACCAGAAACAAAAAAAGGAAGAAGTTTTTTAGCGGGAGCGGCGGCAGCCTTATAGTATAAAAATAGAGAGACGGTTCCCCTCAATGGTGGGGCGTGCGCGAACACGGCCTTTCAGCAACCGCCAAGGGTAGATAAAATAAAATCAGGAGAATGTCAATGGTATGCCAAGATCATTCAGAGTTGGTTAAAACAGTAGGGAAAATGGACGGCAAGCTCGATATGCTAATTATCGGCCAAGGCAAAACTCAAGAGCAAATTGCAGACCTGTATTGCATTGCCAACAGAACCGATAAGGAGGCCGCTGTTGAAAAGACAAAAGTTCGGCCTGTTTTTTGGGGAATTGCTGCCGTGGGGCTTGTTCTTATTGATATTATCATAAGGACGTTTATCAAATGAAACTTGAGTTAATCCGCAAAGAATTTACTGAACATTCAACTATTGGCGATTTGCTGATTGATGGCCAGTTCTTTTGCTTTACGCTGGAGGATGTTGTTAGAGACGTTAAAATTCCCGGGCAGACCGCAATCCCTTACGGTTCTTATGAAGTCATTACCGATTATTCAAACAGATTTAAGAAGGTCATGCCTTTACTTCTAAATGTGCCGGGATTTGATGGTGTAAGAATTCACTCTGGCAACACGGATAAAGACACTGAAGGGTGCGTTTTGATTGGATTTACAAAAACTAAAGACTTCATTGGAGAGAGTAAAAAGGCCTTTCTTGAATTCCTGCCAAAACTACAGGCCGGATTAAAAGAGGGGAAAGTTAGAATTAACATAGATAAAGCGTGAGGTAATATTATGTGGTGGTTCTGTCAAATATTCGGATGCCCGTTCAGGAAAGAAAACGAATGCGCCGCGGTAAAGCGCGAAGCTGAAAAAGACAAGGAATTAGAGTGGCGCAGAAAAGTTATGATCAAAGAGGGTATAAATTATGGTGGATCATTTATGTTGAAGGCCAGAAACCTTCTTAAAAACTCCCTCTGGTGGGTGATCGTTACCACCATCATGGTTGCCTGTCTTTTATCTTGTATCGTCTCGGGGGCGATATGGGGAGCGGTAAATGGGGTAAAATTGTGGAGCATTGAAGTAACTAGATTAGCGCGTCTTGAAAAATTAACAAAATAGGAGGGATTTATGTTAAATGATATGTCAGCGGGGATGAAGGTGGCAGTGTTAATTTTACTTATCACTTTTGCATATTTATTTTCTGTCACATTTTTAACAATGACTGATGCTGGTGCAGAACAGGCTAAGACAATCACACCCTTTCTTTTGGGAACTGTGATCGGAACATTGGTCGGATTTTATTATGGAAATAAAAGCAAACAGCAAGATGTGAAGCCAGTAGACACAGAAGGTAATCAAACAGAAATTAAAGGTTAAGGAGAGCTTATGAAGAAGCAAATCAGTATTTTTATCGCGTGTATTTTTATGATCGTTTCGTGCGCGGCGATAACCGGAACAAAGGAACTCACGCCGAAGCAGCAGGCCACGGTTTGGATGTCAACGTATAACTCAGTGTATGACTCGGCCATGGCAACGATGACAAACCCGAACTCGACTCAAGTGCAAAAGGATTTGGCCTTGAAGAAAAAAGCCATCTTAACTCAAATATATAACCCGTTAAAGTTATATGTCGCCATCGTTGAAGGTGGAGGTGTCCCGGCCACAGAAGACGCAAAGGTTATCAATGACTTGATTGACCAGCTTTCTGCGCTGGTTACAGGAGGTTTATAATGGACGCAGCAACAGTATTAGCAATATCAGAACTGGCTAAATTGAGTATGACAGCTTATCTGGCATACCTAAAGCAAGTTGGCTTGACCGACGATCAGATTGAAACAACTTTTCAGTCGGCAAAGAAAGCAATGCTTGAGCGTGACCCGGTGAATATACCCAACCGATAACTCGACTGCCATGTGTACACATCCCCGCCGCTTACTTAGGGAGGGGTAATCCCTATTTTGTGTTAAAGGTAGGTTCGTTTATCTACTGATACTTAAAGTAATAAGTTGTTAATCAATTTAACTTAATAACAAACAACATGTTTTTTAATGAACCAGTAAAAACCTGCGCGGTATATCCTCTTGTTATGCCTCATCACATAAACAACGCCGGGTCTTCGCTTGCTTGGGGTCTTTTATTCCACCGCACTCTCGCAAACTGGTGGCCTTTTTTCCTTCATAAGTGGATACAGGGCCAAAGCTAAATTAATCTGTGATTGTCTGTCCTGTGGTATATCAACACCAATATTTATACCCATTTCGTCCTTTCCACGCCTGGCATAACAACGGCGCTGCACCTGATCGCTCACTCCGTTCGCTCCGGCTAATTTTTTCGTTATTTCTTCACCTCACACGCCTTGATTATTACCACAGACAGGTCTTTAAAAAATATGCCTAGCCTTTCTTCCGG